TATACTAAAATCTATTTCTTTTACTTGTGTACTTGTTACAGTATCAATAGTTGATTTTGAAGGAAATTCAACAAATTGTATAAAAGGATAATTATCTTTTTTTTGTTTTTGTGATGTAAAATAATCTAATCTTTGTATTATACTATTACCACCAAGTATAATTTGTTCATTATCTTTACCGTTTATTGTAAATTTAGAAGGGTCTGGAACAATACCAGATGCGCCATTATTATTTGGTCTGGACTTTTGAAGTCCCATGTAATAACCTTGCTTTGATTGTATTATATCCGTTGTGATAGGTCCAACATATTCATATTTTTCAGGTTGTGTATTGTATTTGATTAGTTTAACTAATTGGCCAGGATTTGGTACAATATTGAAAAATTTTGGTAAAAAGGGTTCTGACAGATATGGATCTGTTTTTTTGTTTCCTGTGGAATATCTCCACGGTAAATAGGTATTAGTATTATCATTAGTACCTATTATAGCTTCAATATCTTTAACTGTTCTTGTTGCATTTTCTAATAAAGAAACATCATAAAAACGGATCCTTTCTGAATTATCAGGATCATCATTAAAAACACATACACCATATAATACTTCAATATTAGCCATTATCCTTAAATTTTAAACGTTTTTGTAACTCATTATAAACCTTATCATAAGTTTCCTCAATCTCACCTAAAGCAATCGTTAATTCTAATAATGTTTCTTTCATAACATTAAAGTCATTATTCAAATTAACAGCAATTTTAGATAAGTCTTTGTTAGATTTATCTTTATATGTTTTACAAATTTCTTCCAATATTTTATTTTTCATATTTATTGAATTTGACCGTAACCAAATTGTAATACTGGGCTACCAGAAACGGCAACTGAAATATTAGCATTTGTTTTTATGTGTGTTATGGTTGCTTTCATGGTTTCTTCAATAGCAATCATCATATTATTTGGTGAGCCGTCTGGTAAAGTTGGTGCGGTCACAATTCCTTTTTGTTCTAAAGCAGATTTTATATCACCCATAAGTGCAACATGGTTCATACCAGGTTTCAAAGCTCCTGCAACAAGAATCAACGGTGGAGGAATTGGTGGCATTGGTGTTGCCAGATTTGCCAATTTTAAAATCTTTAATAACTGGTCAAGGATACTTGTACAGTTACTACTAAAACCGTTAAATATACCAAGTAAACCGAGTAATGATGAAAGACAAGCTAAATAATCTATACCTCTTTGTTTTAAATAATTCAACGCAAGATTTTTAGCGAGATTGATCAAATCATTTTTGATCGAATTGAATATGTTGTCAATAATAAGTTTTACAATTACTTCCCCAATTTTTGCAATAATAACAGACAATTGATTAACAACTTCAGTTGAAGCTTTTGTTGACGTATCACCAGATAAATAACCATACAATTTAGGTATAAGTAATAGTTTAGGTGAAAGCATCATTTGCATTGCTGCATATGGTATTGATTTTAAAATGTTTAATTGAAACTCAGCATTTATATTTGGTAAATCTACCTGTAAAGTAATTTCACCACCATTTAATAAATCTGTTAATCCTTGACTTATAGATGATGATAACAATTCTGTAGCCTGGTCAACATTTGGTTTAACATTTGTGTTATCGTATGCTGTTGGATCAGCATTAACTGGTAATTTTAAAGATGGATCAGATAATGCTGAATTACCTTTAGTGTAATCAACAATTTGTGTATCATTTTTTGAAATGTTGAACAAGCTATCTAATGCATTGATAACAGCCGCTGAATCAACTGGAACATCTAAGTTATCACAAGTTGAAAATCTTACTAAATTATCAGATTGTAATTGTGCTTGCGTATTAATTTCATCAAGTGTTGGTGCATCAAATGCAAAATAATCTGTTGTATCACCATTATTCAAATCATTTGTTTGTGTATCACCAAAATTTGTTGTTATGGCACCGTCATTATTTGAATTACTTAAATTACCGTTTTGATTATTAAGATAACCTGTAGGAGATCCGTTCGTATTATTATTTCCAGTATTTGATTCACTACAAAACCCAAAAATCTTTTGTAATGCCGCAAGTATGCTATTTTGTTGACTTAATTGTATTTCGGTTTTGGAACTACCAAATGATAAGGCACCAGTTACTAAATCTGTGATTGTTGATAAAAATAAAGCAAAATTAAATATTGGTGAAATTGCTGTTAAATAGTCTTCCAACCATACACCAAACAATTTATTCTTGTAAAAACTACCAAATTTAAAAACAAATGTTGAACTATCTTCTGCATATATTGTGAACAAAGTGTTATTATTATATTTAAAAGATATTGGTGAATTCTCGTTTGTAGTTTGTCCTTTATATAAAAAGAAATTTACATGTTTAGTTATGTCATTTCCTTCATAAAGATATTTACCTGGAGATTGATTAGGGTCTAAACTAAGTAGACCAAACAAATCTATTTCCGTTTTTGACAACTCAATACCATTAACAGATAATTCAGTAAGATTTGTGGGAATTAACAAATTGCTATTACAACCAAAATCTTGGATTAAAATATTAATTATTTCTTTATTAATCTCATCACCTTTTTTTAATTCGCTCATACAACCCTTCAATATCAAATCTTTGAATTGAGTTTGACCTTTGGTTGATTTGATTATCTCAAACAAAAAATCGACAAAGCTAAGGTTGTCAATTTTCTTACTTGTTGGACTTTCTGTTGGTTGTATTACCGAATCATCGTATAATGAACGATATCTTGCAAATATTTCACTTTGTGCACCCATTATTCATCATATTCTTTTGTATTTTCTTCAACACTACCGTTTTTAACCTGTGATTGAATCCATTTTTTGTCATCATCACTAAGGCCAAAATCAGAAGAAGTAGAATCAGAAGGTTTACCATTTTTATATAGATAATCGCCTTGTAGTTTGATTAATCTAAGTTTTTTCTCAGTGGCAGCATCCATTATTTTAAGAAGTTCGTTAGTTATCTTACCAACCAAGGCTATGTCAGTATTCTCATTAATATCCTTTGTGAACTTCTTATAAGCGCTTAAAGCTCTATTTCTTTCATCAACAATCTCATTATAAGTTTCTTGCATAAGATCTTTCAATGAATCCTCACTGATATCTACCTTTTTCTTTCTGTTAATCATGTTCATAGCTCTTTTAATATAAATATTACTCTTCTATAAAATCGTTTTTGAAAATAAAATAAAGAGTTTTGAACCTTTTCATGCTGTTTCTTATCTCTTTTGTTGATAGTCCAGTCATATTTCTAATATATAGCAATATTAGATTTTTATTGAATTTAGTGTGACTTTTGTTACTGGCATCAGCAAAAAGTTCTTCCCAATCCTCTAAAATTTTAATTAATGAATGGCCTACTTTGAACTCATTATCGTTCAAATTTTCAGAATTTATCTCTTCTTTTAACTTATCCATCAATTTTTCGAGAAAAACGCTGGTGTTAAATCCGTCATCATCAATTCTGTATTTTTGGTCAGCTCTCTCAAGTAATTCACTCTCAGCTGTTTCGATATCTTTATGTAACCTATTTTTTTTATATTCTTTAATCAATTCACCTTTTAGGTAATTTCTGCAAATCGTTCCAAAATATGAGTACGATTTTTTGTTTCTCTCTGGTTTGAATTTATCAAATTTGGTCATCAAAAATGATAAAGCGTCAGCATGAATATCAGGAAAATTTTCAGATTTTCTTTCCAGTTTATATCTTCTGATGATAATTTCAATCATTTTATTGATTGGATCCTGGAGATGTTCTCTATAGATTTTAGTTCTTTCTTCATTAGATTTTGATTTTAAGAATAATAAAACGGCCTGTTCTTGGTCGATATCATAATAGTTCTTGTTTTTTTTATTAACCATTACTTACTTCTGTGTCTTGTGTTGTTGGCGCATAGATAACATTTCTATCTTGTTTGTAGTAATATTCTTTTTGCGCTAATTCCATCCAAAATTTCGCTTCATCTGGTGAAATTTTTTCAACTGGATCATTTTTATAATTCCAAAACAGAGAATCTGTCCTCATGTTCACATGTTTGTAACCAATTTTTGGCACAACCATGATTTTATAACCATTCTTTGTAAATCTTAAAAGAAATTCGTAATTGAAACTTAATTTTATTGAAGGTTTTATACCACCAGCTGCTAAATATGATTCTTTCTTTGTAACCATACCATCAATATTGATATTAGGGAAGTTCATTAAAGTTTCGTTATCAATAACACCCATTTCTTCTGAGAAATTATATGCCCACGCAGCTTCATTTGTCATCATCAAAAATTTATTATTTTGATCAACATCAGATACGATAGGTAGGAACATATCGATATCAGGGTTTTTCTCCATGTATTTACCAACATTTTTGAACCAATTCGAAGCATACTCATCATCAAATTCAAGTAAGCTGAAATATTCGGTTGTAACCTGAGATACAGCGTAATTCATTTGATTCTGGAATGATTTACCAGTTATGTTTTCGATTACACGAGCGTTCAAGTTATATTTGGTGAGGTCAAACTCATTCAAAAATTCTCTCACATCTCCGCAGCCGCATCTAACAATCAAAACTTCTTTAGGTTTTACTTCATTAACAGATATGCTATTCAAAGCAATATCAAGGTATTCACCAGTTTTTTCATTTGCTACCGAATGTATTGGTATAATTACGGTAATGTCAAGTGTTTTAGTATTTTCTGCCATATTATATAGTTTTAAATTCTCTTTGTTTTATAGTTTTTTTTGCGTATGAATCATCAGATATTCTTACAATAATGTTTTTATTTTGTTTATAATTTGTACCCTTAGTTAGTAAAATTTCTATAGCCTTGTCCAATTTTTCATACATTTCTTTTTTGAAACTTTCGATCTCATCTTCTGTACTTGTTTTTGCGGCTATATCTTGACGTTTTTCTGGTGAAAATTTCAACCTGATTTCCCTGAAAGGTTCAAAATTAGTTGGGTCATATAATGATGGTGTAACCAATACATCTTCATATTCATGAGCATCAATTGGAGTATATGTTGTTGGGGTAAGACCTATGGAATAAATTTTAACTGTTTCATTCATCATTAAAATTTCAGATTTCATTGTTGAAGGATATAATTCAACTTTGTCACCATCAATAACTTTCCATTTCATTTCCATTTTGAGAGTACTACTTTCTTTATCAAATTGTTCTTGACTCATTAAAACCATAGTCGGTACGCTTGACGCTTCACCATCTTTGATAATAATTGGACTATCCAAAAAAATAAAATTTTTTGTATCTTCAAATTGTGGTAGTTTTTTTAATTCTATTAAAATTTGAGAACGTGTTTCTTCAGGTAAACTTAATAAATTAGGTAGAGGTTTTGTGTAATCGTCACCCCCAATAATTTTTAATATTTCTATTAATTTATCCATATTAAGCTGTTTTCATATAATCCTCTTTTATTTTTTCCAACTTGTCAATTCTGTTTTGGAAATAATATTCATAAACCAGCTTAGTTTTTTCTTCAAATTCAACCATACCATATTTTCCATCAAGAGTTGTTGATACGTTTTGTAAATTTTCAGGAATATTATCTTCCAACCAATTTTTAACATATGCAGAGGTTAAATCAACAATCTGATTCTCATCGTAAACCCACATACCATTATTATCATCCATCCACTCACCTATAATGTTTGGTACTTTACCTATAACTGGAACATTACATTTGATTGATTCAACTGGGAAAGTTCCAAATGATGAATCATCATCAACCCATATAGACAAACAACAATCTTTAAGGTTATTAGCGAAATCAACCTCGGTCATAGTATGCATATCTTTGAATGATACGAATCTGTAGATTGGGTATTTCAAATAAAAAGTTTTAATAATTTTAGCAGCTTTTCTCGCATCTCTACAATGTATTGCTACAATAGGTTTTGTAAGATTTTCTGTTGGTTTAAAAAGGTCAGGAATACCAATTGGTATAACTTGTACCGTATTTAAAGGTAAAACATCTGTAATCAATTTAGAAAGTGTATCACTTGTTGTCATACATTCAGTTACACCAAAATCAATAAAACTTTTACCTGGTGCATATGCGTCTAACATATATTCAAATGATTGTACAAATAAAATCTTTTCCATCGGTAATTTTTCAAGTTGTTCAAAAACATTACCAAAAATTTCTGGTACTATTAAGAAGTCTTGAGGCCCCATTGTTAGATTATTTTCTTCAATTGAAAAATGATCCAAAGTATCATACTCAGAACCCAACCATGTTGATGCATTTATAGAGTCTTTCTTTTCGTTTAGCATTGCAACACTATAACCTAAATTTTTAAGAGACATAGCTTGTCTATACAAAACACTAACACTTGCTCTCGCATTACCTTTTGTATCTGGTATTAAGAAAATTATTTTTTGTTCTTTGTTCTTAATTTTTTCTATTGACGAATCAATATTTTGTAGAACTTCTTGTTTTTTAGCCATTTTAACTATTTTTTAATGAATTATGTTTATTTTTTATTTCTTCAATTAATTCAAATATATCAGATACTTTAATAATA